CAATGAGTTTAGCTTCAGGTAAGTCAATAGCTTGTAATACTTTCTCATCAACAATCACCGATCCTTTCTCTGTGTGCTTAGTTGGTTTCCACCCTAGAGATGTTAATCGCTCTGCTATCTGCTTGCGACTACCTGGATTGAAAACCTCTACTTTATCTTTAAGACGTTTTCCAGTCTTCTCACTGATGCGTTCAGTTACAATAGGTCTGAAAACTTCTTGTAGTTCTTCCTCAATTTCTGCCAGTCTTTTCCTCCAGTCAGCAAGAAGGAAGATTGCTTTCTTAACATCAAGTTTGAATCCATGTTCTTCTTGCTCTTTAACAATAACAGCGACTTGATGCTCAAGAGCAGATGACTCACCCCAGTCCAGTAAATTACTACTAAGACGTTTGTATACTCCTTCAGTGACAGAAACATCTTGTTTACAATAGCTGACCATCTCTTCTGTAAGGCCGCCGTCAAAGTCTTTAAAGTCATCCTTGTAGTTTCCAAGTCTCTTACCCCACGACCTTAGCGAATGGCCATTTTCCAGTATCGGATTTAGCAATCGTGACATAACGAGTGTGTCTCTTAGCTGGTGTTTGTCCAGCCGCATCATCCAATGTTTCTTCAATACTGGAACATCGAATCCGATTATGTTGTGGCCTATCAGAATACTCGCTTCCTCCAGGTAAGTTTCTAGTTTTGCCGGGTCCGTCCATACATTAACCTCCTTAGTTGATAAGTCTTTAGTAACAGCACACCAGATATGTGAAGCTGTGCTATTAGTCTCGATGTCAATAATAATTTCTCTCACTATGAAAACTTTCTTAATTGATCTTGATCTAAAGCATACCCTTCTCCGTGACCAAAGTCACGAATATTTTTAGGATCTAAAAGCTCTACATCTGTAGCCCAACCAACTAATCTGTAAGTAGGGAACTCTCCGATAACTAAAACATATGCGTCACACTCTCCTCTCTTTTTCTTTTTAGTTGCGAGTAATCTTCCGTTCTCGTATTTAGTTGTTTTAACATCTACCTTATTTCCTTTCTTAGTTATTAAATCAAACTTAGAAAAAGCTGTAGCTCCTACTGGAGTAAGCACATACTCAGGATAAACGCCAAAGTATTTACAGGCGGCTATCTCTCCTCCGATGCCTTCCAAATCTGTTTCCCAATTAGATTGTTTACCCATCTTTAAATCTTTTATGTTTTTCTTTCGAGCAGAATCATACCTCTCTTTAGCTATAAACTTAGCTATAAGCTGTTCTGCTTCATTTAATTTGATAATCATAACTCATCCTCTTCATGACGTTGCACCATTCTACCATATTCTAAATCATAAAGCAGCCGCCCTGCAGGTCCGGTAAGTCCAGAAAACCTGTTCTTTAGTATTCGGACATAGGTAGTGTGACGCTCTTCAGGATCTGGGTGCTGACCATTACGTTCTAGTCCTATGACAATGTCACTTAAATGTGCGATAGCACCTGAGCCGCGTAACTGTGACAATGACGTAGCAGTACCTTCCTCGTGGCCTTTACCTTCAGGTCTCTTCAAATGAGAAACAATAAACAAACAGATGCCTGTCTCCTGGCACAGCATTCTTAGTCTTGTCATTATTGCATCTATGGCTTCACGCTCATTACCATTATTTTCAGACTGAGAACTGACCACTATAGATACGTGGTCCAAAAACACATAACGAGTCTGCAAGGCTTTAGCCATATATCTGACTCTGTTGATTATATTGTCAACACTAGTAGAACCGAAGTGGTCAAATAAAAACAATCTACCTGTTCCTAGAGTAGCATCAAAAGACTCACGCAAAAGTCCAGGATCACACTCAACGTCAGGTAAATGTAAAGGCTTGTTAGCATGTAAGGACATTAAAGACCTGGCTGTTTTCTTAGTTGACTCTTCCAGGAACATTAGGCCTATGTTGTCTTCAGTGTTGTTTAAGACATGATAAACTATCTCTCTAACGAATTGAGATTTACCTAAACCTGAGCCAGCAGTGATAGTCACTAACTCGCTGTCACGGATACCATAAGTAAGTTTATTGATACCAGCAAAAGGATAATCAACTAAACTTTTTTCTATTGGTTTAGATACCTCATCCCATAGCGATGCACCATCAACAATACCATCCGGGACAAATCTTTCTGCTGCCCACCAACACTCTAAGAACTTCTTCTCTTCCTGTTGCGAAAGAAAGTCACACGCATCTTTCATATTATCAGGGAACTTGAACATCTTAACCTTAGATCCAAACAACTCTGCTAACTGTTTAGCGGCGGCTTTACCTTGATCGTCGTTATCCATACAAACAACTATGTTCTCAAAACTGTCAAGCCACTCGTAATGTTTCTGAGCATCACTAATAGCACTAGCCGCTCCATTACGAATAGAGACACAAGCATACTTACTGCCCATCATCTGGTACGCCGCCAGGCAGTCCATCTCTCCCTCTACGATTGTTAAATACCTGGATGATCCTTTGTTAAACAACTGCTGACCAAACAGGTTAGCGTTCTTCCATTCCCCGGTAGTTGAGAATCGTTTTTCTCTTACTCCCCGTTTCTTGTACGCAACAACTTTGCTCTGGTCATCGTGGTAAGGAAACCAGTATTCGTTACTATCGTTAACCACTCCGTATTTTTCACAAGTAGCTCTTGAGATACCTCTGTCAGTTATAGAACGAGGCATAGCATCCTCTCCAGGCGGCTTAAAAGACGCTACACTCGTTTTATTTTGAATGCTTGATACATTACTCATATTTACCTTTCCACTGCTGTGACGAGTTTCTGAGTGGCTCTCATTGCAGACATAACACAACCAACCCCAATCGTAATACGTCCTTCCATCTGACGAACCACAAGAACATGGTTGATGTGCTTTTAACTGAACACCCATTGACAAATCCTTATAAATAAATTAAAATAACTAATTAGTTCTTATTAGTATCTTATAAACAAATAATAATAAATAATTAATTAATACTTTTAAGAGACGTTTCGTCTTGATCTCTCATTCCTTTCAAACACTGCATCACTACTGTCTCTGGATATATCTGAAGTAAGTCAGCAAAATCACTTATGACAGAAAAGAAATGAGCTTCTTCCTCTGTGTCTGCAAAAAACTGACCATCATCGTGTCCGTCTCTATCGTAGTATTCGTCATCCATTATTCAAAATCCTCTTTAAAATCGTTATTAAAAGTTAACTTACTAAAATCTAATTCTTGATGTTTGTAGTATACATCATCTGATGCATTCTTCAAATCAAGTCTCTCTTTAATTCTTACATCACTGTCTATTGTGAAAAAACAGTCTGAACATAAATCTAAAAATTCACCTGTTCTGTCAGATTTTCTTGTCGATTCGTAAGAATTTAAAAGAGAATTACAAGATAAACAACGCATTATCCTTCCCCAATCTCGTAGTTATAAGTCAATGCTTTCCATGAGTAAGGGAAAAGCCTACCACATTCTTTACTTATCTGTAAAGCTATTTGTTCAGTTTCTTTCTGTGAGTCCTCAGACATTCTTAAATTACATACTCTTGAAAACGCAAACAGACTACCAGACCAAAACCACTCAGTCATCATTGATTGCGGCAGTACAGATCTGGCTTGCTCTTCACAAATACCTATCTTTAACATTTCTTGATACGCCTCAAGACAAGAACGATGTACCCTATTTTGAATGCTCTTAGCGTCCTGGTTGAATGGTGACAGATTACCTGAGCCTTGCTTTTTATCTGCTGTAGCCGCTCTAAATCCTTCCTGAGCCGTCCAGAACTCTGGATCATAGTTGACATACCTTCGACTGATTTCATTCCACGCTAGACCAATCTGATGCTTCTGGAGTTGCCTGGCAACAAAGATAGGCGCTTTGATTTTGAATTGCACAAAACAGTGTGCAAAAGGTGACCAGTGGTTATGCTTTGCTAGGTATTTAATCAGACCAAGATCGCCCGGTTCTACCTTGATGTGTTGTTTATTAAATGAAACTCTCGCCGCATTGACTACGGTTAGATCAGAACCCATATGCTCTATTAACTCAACTTTCATAAAATTCCTCCGAGTCGATATAACCCTCAATGTATTGTTTAATTAGCTCTACCTCAGATAAAGTATGAATGACTCCATTCTCTATCATTCGCGGATTAAGTTTACGATTAAAGAAAGAGTCTTCCTGACCGCATTGGAATGGTGACATATCTTTCATTAGTATAACCTCTCTACATCAAGAGTTGCGTCAGCGTGTTTGTGATCTAACATCCAATCGTTCATCGCTTCTTCTGCTGCTTCATACGTATCCCAGCCAGACTCTATACTGCCGTCAATCGTGAAGAACCATTTACTTGCTTTCTCTATCTGCTTGATCTCGTCACGATATTCATCGGCACACCCTGGGTCATTTTCTATCCAGGCTTTTAACTCTTCAATTTCTTTTGTAGCATCTAAATATAACATTTACTTTTCCTTGTTTGTTAATAAGAATATATAATATTTATCATCTAAAATAAAAAGTCAAGTTTTATTTTCAGTATTTCTGTTACTCTCTAAAATATTTACATTTGGTATTTCTGGTACTCTCTTCGTTTTTTCGCAATATGAAAAAAATTCTTCCTGTTGACAAAATGTGGATAACTTACAATGCACCAAAAGAGTGCATATGTATAACTTGTGGATAACTTTTATGCACCAAAATAGTGCAGTGTATAACCTGTGGATAAATTGTTAATAACTTTTTAAAGAGCAATTCCCGGCGGATTCCCGGCGAGCTAAAACAATAATGTTTTTTTATTACGGTTAGATGACAAAAGGCCTTTTTTCTTTCGCCCATTAAAAGGCCCTAGAATCGCTTCTAAGGCCTTAAAAAATTTAATTAATGGTTTTATATACCTGGCTTTATTTTATCGCCGTAAGCGGCTTTATATCGTGTTTTACGGTTATGTATGAGATTGTAAACGGTCCAGGCTTTATAATGTTAAAAAAAGCCAAACATTCCCGGCGGCTGGAAAAACGCAAGACGGCGACATAATCGCCGCCGCCCGTCAATGCGTTAATAGTCCAATAATTAAAAACCATATAGGCCGCCGATTAAATATAAGCATATCGATAAATGGGCCGCCGCAATACACACCAAAATAAATTTAAACATTTAGGCCCCTTTGTTCATGATATCGCCGGGCCTTAAAACCATGAGAGATAATAGCAATATCGCCGCGTCTTTTAGTAAATAAACCATTGCACGCGCCACACGTTAAACAGTTGAGTTTTTTCCCGGCCTCACTACTAGCCGGGCATTTAACCTCATTTTGATTTAATTCGTCCGATTCCAGGCGGACCCTAAAAGACCGCCAGCCGGCGGCCTTAGCTTGTAGATATTCGGCCTGGTTATCAGTTGAAGCCATACAAAAACGCTTTAATACATATTTTTGATGATTACTTAACGCCGGATTTTTCCATTGGTGAGTGTATCCCGTAACACCTTTTGCCCCCATTAATAAAACCTCAATGATACTTCCAGGTAACGCGGCTGGATCACCATAGGCCCCTAGTCGAACCATGCGGCCCTTACATAATTTTGACGCCTCATATAGTCCCAGGCCATGACGCGAATCATTGTCGACGTCGTAATTACCTTTTAAGAATGATTTATAAACCATTGTTGGCCCCTGGGCCGTTACGACATAACACGCGCCGTTATTTATTGGTCTATGTTTACAATCGCCGCATATAGCCTCGTCCGCGCCTGTCTGCTGGTTAATTGTTGGTTTTTCGCCGTTATCCGGCAAAATATAAACCTGGACCATGTCGCCGGTTTTTCTATTAGTTGATTTTTTAGTAATTGCAATGGCGACGATAGGTTCCTCATTTAACATCGAAGGACCCTTATAGATAACGTAACCGCTTTGTTTTTTGTTTTTCATTATTTAACCTTTTTAATAATGTTATTTTCTATTGTGACAGTAGCGAAAAATTCCCGGCCTTTTCCGGTTAAATGGGGCCTATTGGCCCCGGTAATTTCACCATCGCCGCCCGGCGGATATTCCGGCCCAAATATTGAGGTTTCGCGATAGCGTAATTTTTCACCAATGGCCGCTTTTAATTCCTTTTTGGATGGATATAAAAATAACATCATTTTATTTGATCCTTTTTAAACAGTTGAGATAATCCAGCGTGACAATAACACCTTGCCGCGCTGTATCAGTTTTTAAATAGTCGCCGTCTAATAATGCGCTTAATTCCAGGATAGACGATTCGATATAGTCGACGGCGTTTTCGTGATTTTGGTCCGCGATGATTTCGGCCCGTCGGATTTGCGTAAATAGCGTATTGAATTTGTTTTCATCTTTTTCCGGGTCCATATCCATAAAATGGTCGAAGCACGCCGCCTCAACTATCGCCCAATCAATTACCCGGACTTCATTTAATTTTGGCTCGTAAATAGTTTGTTTTCTAATTTCACCCTCTACCAACTTCCATAAAAGCGCGCTATCAACGCCGCGCGTATAAGTGACAGTAAATTTTTTATTTTTTGCCATGATTTTACCCTTTCATTTAATTAAATTAATCGCCGCCCGGCGACTAATTAAGATTATATATATCTGAATTTGTGCAGCTTGTATAGTTTTTTTTAGGCTTATGAGGGAGTTTTTCTCGTACTCTCTTTTTATATTATGAAATTACCCTGCCCCTGGTGAGACCTACCCCTGTGGATAAATTGTGGATAACTTGTGGATAACTTTTACGCACCAAAACAGTGCTGTGGATAACTTGTGGATAACTTTATGCACCAATTTAGTGCTGTGGATAACTTGTGGATAACTTACCACACCGGGGGGTATACCTAGCCCTGGTGCAAAGGTCTTGGACACCCTAACAGACACAAAAAAGAGCAAAATAGGGTAAAAACTAGATAAATTAGGTAATAATTAAAGACAATAAAGTCTTTCTGTATCAATACTTTACGTTTAGAATAAAAAAGAGCTAAATAAACTATAAAATTGACGTTTAGAACTAGTAAGGAGGTGTCCCCTACTAAAAAACGCTTGACGGCTATAAAAATATATGCTATAATACTGCCTTCTATGTAAAACTAAGAGACATTGTGAACAAAAACCACAATCACAACATATCTTAAACCTACATAGATATTAATAGACTAAATAAGGATAAACATTTGTCTGATACAGATAATGTCCCTAAAAAAAGGGGTCGTGGGAGGCCTAAAAAGACTGAAGTAGAAGCAAAAAAGAAACGTAATGTTGTTGGTCGTCCTCCAGGCGAGGCTGCAAGAATTAAAGAGTTCCATGCCCGGCTGTTAGCAACAAGCGGTGAGAC